CGTGGTGAGCAAAGCGTTCAGAAATATAAAGATGAGCTATCTGTTAATGGTGATTTGTCTTACTTAAACCTTGACTGGAAGCCGGTACCTATCTTATCTAAATTTGTAGATATTGTAGTTAACGGCATTGCAGATCGTTCTTTTGATTTAAAAGCATATTCACAAGATCCATATGGCGTAAGTAAACGCACAAAGTATATGGAATCTATTATACGTGACTTGCAAACAAAAGAATTAAATGAGTTTGCACAGCAAGCCTTTGGAATGAATCTTTTTGAAAACAGCCCAGAGCAGTTACCAGATTCTAAAGAAGAGCTTGAATTACACATGCAGCTAAGCTACAAACAAGGCGTAGAAATAGCAGAAGAAGTAGCTATCAATACTTTACTTGATGGCAACCATTACGATCTAACTAAGAAGCGCCTTTATTACGATCTTACAACTTTAGGGGTTGCAGCAGTCAAAAATAGCTTTAGCCAATCGGAAGGGGTAACGGTAGACTATGTTGATCCAGCTTACCTGGTACACTCTTATAGTGAGTCTCCTTACTTCGAAGACATATATTATGTAGGTGAAGTAAAGTTTGTACCGCTAAACGAGCTTAAAAAGCAATTTCCTGATTTAGATGAAGCACAACTAGATAAAATACAGAAGCAAGGAACAAAAAACCATAGTGCTGGATACGATCAGTCATTAGTAAATCATGACGTTCGTGACAACAATGTAGTGCAGGTATTATACTTTAACTATAAAACGTACATGAACGAGGTGTATAAAGTTAAAGAAACCGCAACTGGTGCTTCTAAAATTATAGTAAGAGACGATCAGTTTGATCCTCCTGTAGAATTGCTAGAAGCTGAGTTTGGTAAAATGGCCCGCTCGCTAGAAGTATTGTATGAGGGTGTACTTATATTAGGTACTGACATCATGCTTAAGTGGGAAATGGCTAAAAATATGATGCGCCCTAAGAGTGATTACGCTAAGGTTAAGATGAACTACAGCATTGTGGCACCACGTATGTATAAGGGTAAGATTGAATCTATTGTAAGCCGTTGTACTGGTTTTGCTGATATGATACAGCTTACGCATTTAAAAATGCAGCAGGTATTACAAAGAATGATGCCCGATGGTGTATACATGGATGCTGATGGCTTGGCCGAAATAGATTTAGGTAACGGTACAAATTACAACCCGCAAGAGGCACTTAACATGTTCTTCCAGACGGGTTCTGTTATTGGTCGTTCGTTTACTAGTGAAGGTGATATGAACCCTGGTAAGGTGCCAATTCAGCCATTACAAACCGGTGCGGGCGGTCAAAAGCTACAAACTCTTATACAAACATATAACTATTACCTGCAGATGATTCGTGATGTAACGGGTCTTAATGAAGCTCGTGATGGTTCTTCACCTGATTCAAGAGCATTAGTAGGTGTGCAAAAAATGGCAGCTGCAAATTCTAATACAGCAACGCGCCATATATTAGATGCAGGATTATTCTTAACAGCAGAAACTGCTGAGTGTTTGTCTTTGCGTATTTCAGACATATTAGAGTTTGGCGCATCTAAAGAAGCGTTTATACAAAAAGTTGGCGGGCATAATGTAGGTATACTAGACGAAATGGAAGATTTGCATTTGCACGACTTTGGCATTTCTTTAGAGCTATCTCCAGATGAAGAAGAAAAATCGCTTTTAGAAAACAACATTCAAACAGCTTTATCGGCTGGTCTTATAGACTTAGATGACGCTATAGATATTCGCGAAGTTAAAAACTTAAAGCTAGCTAACCAATTGTTAAAGCTACGCCGTAAGAAAAAACAAGAGCGCGATCAAATGATGCAACAGCAGAATATGCAGGCTCAAGCGCAGGCAAATGCACAAGCACAACAAGTTGCTGCTCAAGCAGAAATGCAGAAAGATCAAGCTTCTTTACAAACTAAGTCGCAGTTAGAACAGCTGAAAGCACAAATAGAGCAAGCTAGAATTGATAAGGAGGTGGAAGCTAAGATGCAATTAATGGCACTTGAGTTTCAATATAACATGAAGTTGAAGGGGCTGGAAGTAGATGCAGCAAAAACCAAAATCTCTGAAACTGAAGACCGTAAAGACGAAAGAACCAAAATACAAGCCTCGCAGCAAAGCGAACTTATAGACCAAAGACAAAAAGGCGGAGCACCTAAAGACTTCGAATCCTCTGGTAATGATATACTTGGCGGTGGATTTGGTTTAGGAAGCTTCGAACCTAGGTAATAATAACCATAACAATTATATAATATTTTATCATGAGTGAAGAAACTAAAGACACATCACCTGTTTCACAGGGTGATGATGGTACTATTAAAGTAGATTTCTCAGCAACACCACAAGAAGCGCCAGCAGAAGAACCTGTTGAGCAACCTGTAGAAGAAGCTCCGGTAGAGGAGCCAGTTGTTGAGGAAGCACCGGTCGAGGCACCGGTAACAGAAGAAGCGCCTGAAGAGCCTGTCTTAATGGAAATTACAGACGAAGAGGTAGAAGAGGCTACAGAACAGCTGGAAGAAGAAGTTGCAGAAGCAATTCAAGAATCCGCGAAAGCTGGGGCTAGCTTACCTGAGAATATTCAAAAAGTTGTAGACTTTATGGATGAAACGGGTGGCTCTTTAGAAGATTATGTACGTCTTAACACAGACTATTCTAGTTTAAACGAGGATCAATTACTTCGAGAATACTATGAAACTAAGTTTAGTGCTTACGACCGCGAGGACATTGACTTCTTATTAGCCGATAAGTTTTCTTACGACGAAGACGTTGATGATGAGCGTGAAATACGTTTAAAGAAGCTAGAGCGTAAGCAGGCACTAGCAGAGGCTAAAAATCATTTAGACGGTTTAAAGTCTAAATACTACGACGAAATTAAAATGGGTTCAAGATTGAATCCAGAACAGCAAAAAGCGGTTGAATTTTTCAATCGTTATAATAAGGAGAGTGAAGAGGCTGCTAAAGTAGCAGAACGACAAACCAGTAGGTTTAAACAAGAAAGCGAGAAAGTATTCAGCGACAAATTCGAGGGTTTCGATTACAGCGTTGGCGACAAGAAGTACCGCTTTAAGGTTAAAGATGCTGGCCAGGTTAAAGAAACTCAAGGCGACATTAACAACTTTATCAAGAAGTTCTTGAATGAAAAGGGGGAAATGAAAGACGCTAAGGGTTATCATAAATCGCTGTTCACCGCTATGAATGCCGATCAAGTTGCACAACACTTTTACGAGCAAGGTAAATCCGATGCAGTAAAAGATAGTATGGCACGCACGAAGAATGTTGATATGAATCCGAGAGGGACTCATGAGAAAGTTACAACACAAAACGGGTGGACTATGCGCGCTGTAAGTGATGGGGAAAGCACTTCTAAACTCAAGGTCAAGTTTAAAAAATAATTCATTAAAACAAATAACAAATGAGTTTTGCAACGGCGCCAGCTGGTCTGGCAAATTTATCTCACCTAACTCCACGTCCTATCAAGGGCTTGTTTGGTGACAATTATCTGTCTGTGTCTGACATGGACTTTACACAACAATTCCTTCCTGAGGTATACGAGAAAGAAGTAGAGCGCTACGGAAACCGTACAGTATCAGGATTCTTGCGCATGGTTGGTGCAGAAATGCCTATGGCTTCTGACCGCGTAGTATGGCAAGAGCAAGGACGTTTACACATCGCTTACGATAGTCTTACAGTAAACGCTGCTGGTACTACTATTACATTCCCGGCTAATCACTTGATTGGTGCTGGTATGACATTAGTTGTATCTAAAGGATACAAAACTTTCAAAGCATATGTTGTATCTGTAGCGGGTAATGTAGCTACTATCAAAGTTTACGATAGCGCTGACGGAACATTGCCTGCAGGTACTGGTACTTTGCGTGCTGCTACTGATGCTAAAGTATTTGTTTACGGTTCTGAGTACACTAAAGGTTCTAGCGGTGCTGGTAACTCAATGGACGCTTCTTTCACTACTTTTGACAACAAGCCTATCATCTTACGTGATAAGTACAATGTTAAAGGTTCTGATGTGGCTCAAATCGGTTGGGTTGAAGTAACTACTGAAGCTGGTACTTCTGGGTACTTATGGTACTTGAAGTCTGAGCACGAGTCTCGTCTACGTTTTGAAGACTACCTCGAAATGAGCATGGTTGAAGCTGAAAAAGCACAATCTGCTATCGCTCAAGGTTCTGCTTTCGGTAACACTGCTTCAATTGAAGGATCTGAAGGTTTATTCGCGGCTCTAGAGTCTCGCGGTTTGGTATTTAACGACCAAGACTTCAACAACGCTTCTGGTTTGACTGGTTTAGGTGACTTTGATGTAATTCTTCAGGAATTAGATAAGCAAGGTGCTATTGAAGAGAACATGATGTTCTTAGATCGCACTACTGCTTTGGATATCGACAACATGCTTGCTCGTGCTAATAGCTACGGATCAGGTGGTACTTCTTACGGAGTATTCGATAACTCTGAAGATATGGCTTTGAACTTAGGTTTCTCTGGATTCCGTCGTGGTTCTTACGATTTCTACAAGACTGACTGGAAATACTTGAACGATTCTGCAACTCGCGGTAGCATTGCTGACGTAGAGGGTGTTATTGTTCCTGCTGGTACTTCTACTGTATACGACCAAAACTTAGGTCAGAACATCGCTCGTCCGTTCTTACACGTACGTTACCGTGCTTCTGAAGCTGAAGATCGTCGTATGAAGTCTTGGGTTACTGGTTCAGTTGGTGGCAAT